CAATGGGAGCTTGGTCTTATCGAATGTAGAGTAGGGATTTGTTTACGTTCTTTTGACGAGAGATTCTTGAGATTCTTCAACCAATGGAGACACACACAAGAGGGTGAGCCAGATCTTAATACTGCAATGATTGCATTTATGACGGATGCATTTAGCCGAGACCATAACGCTGCAATGTGGCGTACATCTTGGTTCGCTGATAAGAATTCCGCTTCACCGCTTTTTAGTAAGTTTGACGGGTTCTTTACTCAGGCTGAAGCAAACGCATCTCAGGTAATTGATATTGCCAAGAATGACGCGCTTACTTTTGCAGAACAAAAAATGACAGGCCAAGAGGTTTACGATACTTTGGAAGCTATGTACTTAGAGGCAGGAACCCAATCTTGGTTTGACCCTTCTATATTAGAATTCAGGGTAACACGTGCAATGGCAACAGCCTTGGTTACTTTCCTTAATGGATTAAACGATCTTAAAGGATATAACTGTGAATGTATAGACCCGAATACAGCTACTCAATCAAGAGTGTTTATGCTCAATGGGCTGCGTATTTTCGGAATACCTATTATGGTGCACAATGCCTGGGACGGAGTAATTAACGGAACGACTGAATTAAACGGAGGTGGGGGTACTGCTGCAAGGGTAAATCCAAACAGGGCAACCCTTACATATAGAAACAACCTGTTAATAGGTACTTCACAAATTGAAGCTCTTGAAAGTATGGATGTTTGGTATTCCAAGGATGACAAGAAAGTTTACGTGGAAGGAAGTTCTTACTTAGGAGCTGGGATTCCAATGAAGGACGAATACATACTAGCAATTTAAAAAAAACACAGAAATTATGGCAGTATTACCATTATGTGCGAGATTGGGAGTAGGTCAAGATATTAGCTGCGTGCCTGTTCAAAGAAAGTACTTTCAACAGGCAGTAGTTATCAATAGAACGGACATTGCTGAATATACAATCAACAAGACCGACTATGACACTGCACCCGAAACGCCATTATATAACGTAGAATTTACCCTAAAGGCTGGGGCACAAGGTTATCGTTTTTCAGGTTCTGAGAATGGATCTATTTACTTTGGCCGGTACAATAAATCTACTTCAGATTTAGGTTTGCCGCAGTATTCGCACGAGGTGCAAATGTTGGTAGCCGGAGCAAGCGAAGAAGCTAAGGCTATTTTAGAATCTTTGGACAAAGGTTCTTATGTAGTCGCTATGCAGTTTGGCGATGGCACGGTAGAAGTGTATGGAATTCAAAACGGTGTATCCACAGGAGACTACACTTATTCAATTCAAGAAAACGGAGGGGGAACTCCAATAGTATTATCAAGTAATGATGGAAGCCCGGAATCTTCCCTTCCATTGGTCTATAAGTCAACTGTGGCAGGCGATGAGGAAGCGGATTTTGATTCTGCCTTCGCTCAACCGGCAGCCTAATGGATTTAGACGAATTTATTAAATTAGAAACCCATAAGGTGCGTAACAGCGAAAGTCTTATGGGTTTTTATTTGGAAGAATTTGAACGTATCTTTGGACGTAGACCAAACTGCGCTGGTTGCACCTTCAAAAGCGACTGGAAGAAATTTATAAATAGAGTAAAATCAGGTGGAGACACCAAAATAAATAAAGTTATGGCAAATAAAAAGAAATCATTTTCATTACAGCCCAGGCACACAAACACAATCTTCACTTATCTTAATGATAAGAAACGTCCGGTTAGAACTTACGGTTTTAATATGACTGAAGATTTTGCAAAGCAGTATCTTTCAACGGGGAATAAAGCGCAAAAAGAAGATCGCAAAAAAGCTTTTAAAGTTTTGCCAGGGGAAACATTCATAAAATCAGGAGACGGCTTGATAGAATTATCAAAAGCAACCGGAAAAGATATGGATGAGTATGCGGAAGCCAATGATATTGATTTTGGCAAAGCTACCAAGGTCGATGAAAAAAGAGAAATCATAGCAAAAGAACTGTAAATGGCAATCGTTAAATCGGTAAGAGCTAAACTATACGAGTTGTATTCCCGGGTAATAAGTGTTGACGAAAAAGACGACAGCATTTACACCAACGGGGATAACAACCTGTACCCGTACGAATTGGATAGAGCCATTAACAACAGCCCCACAGCTAAACGGGCTAAGACTATAATGGCTAACTTCATTTCGGGCAGGGGCGTTACTAACGATCGTTTGGTTAATCCTAAGCGAGGTTTATATCTAAGCGATTTAGTCAATGATATTGCTAATGAAATAGCGGGGCAATACGGTTCGTTTATTTGGATTGGGTATGGATTTAATGATGACGGCGACTTAGTGAAAAAGAACCCAGAGGTTCTAGACTATGCTAATTGTCGTGAATCGAGAGAAGATGCCAATGAATATCCCGGTAGGATTTACTTGAAAGATTGGGCTGCTAAAAAAAGTATGTTCGGTAATCGAAAGAAAGAAGATAAAGAATGGTATTACCCGTTCAACGATAACCCTGAAATTGTAAGGGCTCAAATGCGTTCCGATGCAGCTAATAAATCAGGTAAGGAAAAGGAGGATGTTACTATTGAGGAGATGGTAACGAATTATAGGGGGCAAGTTTTCCACTTGAATTTAACAGAGCGTTATAAATATGCTCTAAGTCAATTCGATTCCGTGTTCAACGATATGGATTCTGAATATCGATTTTCTTTGTATGTGAATACTCAAATGAGAACCGGATTCTTAGGTAAGACTATATTTATTACGCAGGGATTAGATGAACAAGCGGAAGAAAACACAGGAAAAGACCTTGCAAAGTTCTTAGGAGCTGAAAATTCAGGCAGTTTGTACTATCTAAATGTAGAAGAAGCGGAGAAATTAGATAATGTTTTGAAAGTTGAGCAGTTAAAACCTCAATTAGATGATAAATTGTTTGTCGAAAACGATAAGAGAATCCGAAGAAACATCTTAGGGGCTGCAAACAACCTACCGGAGCCGTTAATATACGCAGGGGAGGGAGCTTTATTCGGCACTTCGGCTGATGCCTATACCGAAATGAAACTATTCTACCAAGAGCAAACGTTAAATGAGCGTTCGGCATTGGAGAAAACCCTTGAAAAAATAGGGTTCCCAGCTAAAATAATTCTAATAGTAGAAGAGGATAAAGAGAAAATATCATCTGGCGGCGAAAAATCTGAAGGACAACTAAAAGCACAAGCCGCTTTGAAAGGCAGCGTTGGTGGCGTCCAAGGTATTTTAGGGATTCAAGCATCTTATGCACAAGGCAAAACTGATTTCGAGAGTGCTATTACTATATTAGTTGAGATCTATGGTTTTACGAGAGAAATATCCGTTGACTTATTAGGAAGACCAGACGAAGATCCAAAACCAAACTTAGAAGAAGATGGCAAAAATAACGAGGAGTGATATTGAGAAGATAGGGCAATTAGGCACGCATTGCGACCAGGAAAAGCTTTACTTGGCTATTTCAGAAGCTGAAAACTTTGATATGCCTGATTTGTTTTGCGATTTCTGGAATGATATTGTAGAGAACTGGGAAGAAATAGCATACACCGACTTAATTAATGGCTCTGCATACGAAGGCTGCAATGGAACAAGAATCCATTCCGGAATAAAAACTATCTTATCTTATTATGCGTATGCCCGGTACACGGTTTTAAATCAATTCAATGACACACCAAGCGGTAGCGTATCGAAAACAAATGATTTCTCAATGCCTAAGCCGTTAAAGGAGATTCAAAGCTTTTCAGACAAATACAGATCGATGGGCTATGTAGAATTTGAAAGAACAGAAGCCTACCTTTGCAAAAACCGAGATTCATTTTCAAGCTTTCATTCCAATAACTGCAAAGGTTGTGGCTGCAATGGCATATGCGGGGATAAAACAAACACCAAAGGCTACGGGCTTTCCGGTAAAATAATTTCAAAATATTGAGTTGCTTAGATATACATAAGGGTACAGATTTTAAGTGCGATAATCCAGACACCCGATATTACCAGCACCTGGTATTGATCAATAAAGACGATGTATTAGCTCATAATATAATCAGTCAAGGCGACCAACACCGTATATTATTTGCATTAAAAGAATTAAAGTCGGGATTTAGATATTCCGGCTCCCCAGATGGAGCTGCATTAATTCCGAATTTCTCCAAAGAAATTGATGAGAATATTCCCCAGTATTCTCATTACGTGCAGCTCCCTCTTTTCGGGGCAAGCGAAGAAAAAAAACAGATACTAAAAAGATTGGACTTCGCTAATTATTTTGCAGCGGTTCGATTAACTTCAGGATTAGTTGAAATATATGGTTTTGAGAATGGCTTAACAACGGATGACTACACCTATTCTTTACAGGAGAATTTCGGAGGTTCAATAATTGAATTGATAAGCCGGGATTTAGAAGATGACATACCTTATATTTACCACTCGGACACCCCAGGATTAGATTTCGAAAACTTATTCGAGGGAACAGAACTGGGGCAGTTAGGAGATTTTAACGAAGACTTTAACAATGATTTTCTTATAGGATGACAGAAGCACGAATTATAGCGCGAATAGAGCAGTTTATTATTGAGAATGGTAATCAGGAGATTACCGCTAATATTCTCAGGCCTATACTGATTTCTATTACCAAGCAAATTAATGACAAGGTAGGCGAGTTAGATCAGTTGAATACTGCGGATCAGTCCTCAGTTGTAGCGGCTATAAATTCACTAATATCCGAGTTCCCGAGTGCAGGGAATGTTGTTATACACCCAGGGGAGAATAATCCAAACAATATACCTCCTACAACTTTTGAAATTACAGATTATTACTGGCAAACAGCGGCAGGAGCAACGGTTGCGTTGTGGCAATACAATGGGCAGTCTTGGGTGACTATTTCGGGAACGGTTTTAAAAACAAGAACCGAGAAAGTAATTATCGAAGATTGGGATAATATTGTTGTCCCACAGGTAGCAAGACAAGATGATGAGGTTTTATTTATCTTTGCTCACAAGCCATTATTAGGCGGCAACTTTGAAAAGTACACGTGGATATATGACGATTCATTAGGTCAAAACTTCTTAATATCTAAGCAAGCGGTAGATGGGCAAACTTTCAATTATAATTTAGGGGAGATTGGAACGCAGAACATTAGTGATATTGTAAATGCTTCCAATTCTTTTTCTCTAGATTATGGACAGGCTATTGTCTTTAAAGCGAAGCGTAATGGCGTGGATCTAGCTTACATCTATTACGGAAAAGAAACTGAAATAGGAAGTGGACAATACCAAACCAATGAAAGCGAATATTGGGAGATTATAAAATATTATCCGAGCCGAAACATAGCTGATTTCGTACCCAACGGTGGTAACACAACCGACACCGGGCAATCTCTAAGACTTGCTATTGATGCGAATGGGATTGAAATAACAGCACATGACCTCCGAATAGGCGAGGTGGAAGGCTTAGGATTATTCGCTAACCAAGCATCGCAAGAAATATATATTAAG